GTCCTGGAATCCAGTTAAAGCGACAGCCGAACTATCATAAAGCCCGGCAAGGAGATCGCCCTTATCAAGAAGCTGCGAACCAAAGGATCCAGAATCTTGATATGCAGCAGAAGATGGGCCAGGGACAATTGCATTCGCGGCAGTTGGTTGAGCAACTGATTGCAGCCTCTCCCTAATAGCTTGAACGTCAGCCCTGATTCCCTGAACATTGGTATCCATGGCTGTAAGAGGCTTAACCATCGGATCCGCAGGTTTCTCAAAGCCCAGGAAATCAGTAATCGCCTTGAATACCTGCTCCTGCATTGGACGCATTGTTATCTCAAGCAACATGTCAATTGCTTTAGAGCTAACATCATCAGCCCAGTTTTGAAGGGCTTCTGTCAGGTTTCCAGTTTTAAGAAGTTCGGCATTAAAGCCAATAAATGAATCCGTCCAAGCTTGTGCAACATCTTTCACGCGCTCAAGCTGCCTTGCCTTTTGATTCAACGAGTCAACGGCTTTCGCTGTTGCCAGGATCTTATCGGCCTCACCATTTTCATTTGTAATACCCTTGGTGGCAATTTCTCGCAAGGCTTTCTGGTATTCGGTTAATCCATAAAGACCAGCAAAAATGTCAGCAACCCTGGCTTGCGCGTCTTCCAGCTTGCTATTGTAGCTTGCTTGAAGTTCGTTGATCTTGCTTTGTTGCTCTCTTTGGCCTGTCAGACCTTCAAGGATTTTACGCTGATCCTCGCTTGCCTGCTTATACAGAAGACTTGCTTTCAGCAGTTCAACATTCGATGCCTGTAACTTGCCAAGCTCCAGTGCAGCAGCTTCAGCCTTGCCAACGGCAATTTCCTCTTGCAGTCGAATAATTTCAGTGCGAGCACGCTCAACCCCCTGCAACTGGTTGGACAGTTCAAGATTCTTCTTACGTTGCTCTTCTTCTTTCTTGGCTATGCCAACGGCTATATCGGCCTGCTTGTTAACAAGCTTGATGGACTCGGCATCTCCATTGTATTGCTTCTGGATTTTTGCAATTGCATTAAGCCTATCTTTTTCAATTTGCCCAAGTCGCGCAGTAGCCTCAGCTTCAATGTCTGCAACAGAGGCAGCGTTATCACTGAGATCAAGGATCTTCTTCCTTGCGTCAAGCTGCCCTTGCAGTGTGCTACCTTGCTGCTGAAGTTGTGGTAGCTGATTATCTTGCAGGATCGCCTCAATCTGCCCAAGCTCTACGCCTTTTTGCTTCAGCCTAATTTGTTCTTCTAGGATTTTTTGTGCTTCTTTTTCGTTACCAGTCATGCTGGTAAGCACAGCTAGTCGGTCTTTGTTTATTGGTGCAGCGGCGGGTGTAGGGCCAATATTGGTTTCATTGAATTGCGGCTGGCGAACACTTGTAATCTGTGATGCACCCATGCTCTGCACAGAACTACCAACCAAGCCCTGCACCTTTCCACCAACAAGAATGTCGGCACTGCGACGGGCAGCAGCCGTTTCTGCATTGCGTTGCAGGGCTCCATTTGTTCCAGGACTGTTAATATCAATACTGTTGTGGGGGCCAGAACTACGACCAGATCCGTCATAACGACCAATAACCTGCCCCCCGGTAACTTGCTGCCCCTCTCTAACCATTGCGGCCATGTGGCTATAGGTAGCCTCTAGCCTGTTTCCAAGATCGTCTATAAAGTTAATTACGGCATAGTTCCCGTTATTGCCCGCAGTACCCAGTTTACTAACAACACCATTATGGTAACTGCGTATTTCATTGCCTGCGCCCACTGGCATGTCAGCGCCATTTTGCCCAGAAGCATCTAGCCGACCGCTGATAGAGCCTGGCAGTCTTGCACCACTGCTCATACCACCACCGATACTACCACGCAACAGTGAAAGCACTTGGTCATAGTTATTAAATAGTTGACGACCTTTCGCTTCACTTTCTAGGTCGCTGCGGCTATACGATTTGACTCCTTCAAACTGGCCGGGTTGCTTGGCAATAGCACTGATGGGAGCGTTGCCAGCCATTGCTGAGCGGAGAACCATAGTTCCCGCAACATCAAGCTTGCCAATATCGGTAGGCCCGGCCTCTGTAAGAACAGTAAAGGCCAGTGCCGCAAGATCTTTTTGAGTAAGCGATGCAATACGACCCTTTGCAGCATTGATAAGTTCTGGCCGGCGATCAAAGAAGAAGTTCTCCCTCGGATCCGATTGATAGTCTCCTGGCTGCTTGTTATGTGCAAGCGAGACTCCCCTGAATTGATATGCGCCACCAGTGCGATCAATTGCAGCAGCGATTCCACCGCTCGCACCACCAGCACCGCTCATATCAGGCAGTGTCATCGCCTGACGCATCAAATCCGCAGCCTCTCTCGCTCGATCAAGAACATAGTCAGCAACTTGCATCTTATAGTCTTCGACCGAACGGATATAGGCAAGCTTGCGCCGCTCAATGTCTTCGATTTCTCTTGCGGTTGTACGCTTGTAGTCCTCAACATCACGGTTGAGTTTTGCCAGCGTAAGCTCAAGCTTTCTGCGCGACTGCTCAATATCGGCTTCACCCTCTTTCCTGGTACGCATTGCTTCGCGTACATTGGTTAGCAGTTGCTGCTCAAATCCAGTTGCTGACGCAAATACCTTACGCGCATCCAGATCACTACTTTCAATACGATTCTGAGTCGCAGCACGGTTATTGTTAATTCTTGCTTCCGCAGCTTGCTGGCGTAGGTCAAATATCTCGCGCTCTTTCTTGTAGGAGTAGTCGGCCATGTCCCTGTTAAGCATGGCACCGTCATGCTGCAAGTCGTATGCACGTCGCTGCAGGTTAAGGGATTCCCGGTAAGCGGATTTAATTTGATCTGCGATCTTGCGTGATTGCTCAATACGAGCCGTTTCATCTGCTAACTTTTCTTCCGGCGTCTGCTGGATTTTTGCACGTTCGTTGGCGAAGCGTTTGGAAAGTTCTTGCTTGGATAGCTCGGACAGCCTATTGTTAAATTGCTGCTGTTTTGCAAGATCAATTCCGCCAAATAACGTCCGACTGCCCGTGTCTTTCGCTGCCTGTCCGACAAGCTTATTAAATGTTTCGGGGTCGAGCCTCTGAAGTCTATTTTGACTTGCGAAGTTGCCTATTGTATTTGCGGCTCCACCAAGAAAATCAACAAAGTCTTGCAGGACTGGCAGTAGTTCGCCCTGCATCTGCGAAACGATTGCGCCCCACTGCTCCTGCAGCCTCTCTTGTGCTATGTCAAGCTGATTTAGCTCTGTAAGTGATCCAGGGCCGAGACGTTTTTGCACTTCTTGCAGCACAAGAGTTTGTGCGTCATAGGCGCGACCAACAGCGGTTAACTGATCAACATAAAGCCTGGTTCCCTCCAAACTTCTGCTGGACGCGAGCCCGCTTGCTTCTAGTGCGTCCAATGCCCTAGCTGGGCTCCTAAGTCCTGCGGCAAGATCTTTAAGATTTTGAACAGTTGTATCAACAGCGGAACCAACAGCCGTACCAACCAGGGACAGACCAAAGCCCAGCATTCCACCAGCAGCACCACCAACAGCACCACCAATCAGGCCACCAGCAGAGGCGCCAAGGCCCTGCCCGAACAGAAGGGGGAATGCACCACCAATCAGACCCTCGGAGATTGCATCAGCCCCCCTGGAGCCAAATCTTTTAGTAAGGAAGTCTGCATTAGGATCACGCCGCGCCTGTTGATCTTCAACTTTGGCAATTGTTTTTGTCAGTTCGCGGAATTGCCTATCAGTCGTTCGCATTCCATCACGTGTCTCGGAAAGTGCTTTTTGCAGAAGCTCAAGCTGAGTATTTGTTGCACGAGAAAGCTTGCCAAGATCCCTTAGGCCAGGTTGTGCGCTATTCCCGCCAACAGCTTGACCTGTAGCAGAGTTGAAAGATAAGGCAATTTTACCAATTGCGGCTTCAGGGGATCTGCCACCACGGAAGACTTTGGCTGAAGCGTCAGCACCAGAAAGACCACCAAGGATTGATGTAAGACTTTCTACCTCTTTAACGCTTGCCCCTTTGCGGCCAGCGCTTCTACCTCCTGGCGCCATAGTTCCAGCAGGGGTCGCTGTTCCATAAATTTTGGCAAGACGTTCCTGCTCTTCTCTAAATTTTTGCTGGAAGCGAGTGCCGGATTCGACAGATTGATTAAATTCTTGCTGGTTTGTTGTTAATTGTTTGATACCTCTTCCTGCGGCATTGAGGATTTTTTCATCCGGCAACGCCTTATACATTCCACCGGTAAGCCTTTCGGCTTCCGACACGCTTACCCTGACTCCACTCTTAAGATTTTTTAGTAGCCTTTCAGTGCTGGCTTGTTTTTCGGTTGCCGCAGGCTTGGTGCTTGGTAGCATTCTTGCAATAGAAAGCCTTTCAAGTTCAGGAATATAGGTTCTACGTCCAGCAGCATTTGTAAGGAACTCCCTGGATTGACCAATAAGCCTTGCTCCACTAGTGGGAAGCATCGCCTCACGTGGCAATGGCTGGCCAAGTGGATAGCCAGCAACAGGAGGTAATGCCTTGACAGTTCTATCACCCATCCAGGCTTGAAGCTCTTTACTGTTTAGGGTTTTGCCACTGCGAATCTTTCTATCGGTGTCGGCCATTAAGTCCTGATATTTAAACATCTCCCGCGTTCTTTCTTTTTGGTTCTCCAGGGAGGTATTTTCACCTGCAATCAGCGCTTTGTACTGCCTATCCTGGTATGCTTTGATTGCTTTTGCGTTTGCAATGCGGCGGGCTTCCGCATCAAGCGTATTTTTTGTAGACTGAAGAACGGTCTTAGCTGCGTCTACATTGTCTTCGTTTGCAAGTGCAATTGCATTTTCATTGCCTTTGATAATTTTCTTCCTTTTCTTTTCGTCAATTTCGCCAATCTGAAATAGCGTGTCGGCCTTATCTGCAAACACGCGAGCAGTATTAAAGGTGCTTCGCCTTCCACGTGTAATTCTCTGAATTTCTGCAAGACCTTCCGCAAGGCTGCCAAGCTCGGCAGTTAGGTTGGATCTAAGGTTTTCTATTCTCTGCAGGTTTCTGTTGGTGTTTTTGCCGCCGCTGCGCTCAACTCTCGTTCTCAGTTCATCAAGACGATCCAGAAAGTCATTGATACCCGCTACTCGATCGGAGATTTGATTTGACCTTTGCCCAAGCCTGCTACCAGGCTTAAGGGCAATATCACTAGGCAGGCCCCTTTGATCAAGTCTTGTAGCGCGAGTCGTTCTACGCTGCGCCATCGTTGTAGTTCTAGCCCTACGCGATTGAAGGCCAGCACCAGTTAGGTTTCCCATGGTTTCTTCCATGGAACTTTCCAGGCGCTCTCTCGCTGTGTCTACAGCAGCTTGCCTTTCCTTGTTTCTCCTGACCTCTGCAACAAGAAGCCTTTCCCTGATTTTTGCATTTCTTAGACGCTGACGAGCAGCAGAAAGATCCCTACTTGCTTCCCTGGTTGCTGCAGCGCCCGCTTCTCTGGATGCTTGCCGTTGTTCATTAGTGATTAAAGGAGAATCTTCCGCTCTACTACTTCTTTTCCTGGCCTTCATGATGGCGACCCAGCGCCTAGAAGCTCTTTCGTATCCCTGCATCGCCCTGTTTGTTGCAGCAGGGGAGTCTGTAAGTCTCTGGTTAATACTTTCGATACTTTCGCTAAGACCAGCAGCAGCCCGCTCAGCCGCAGCAAACTGATTGACTAAGTTATCAATTTTGCTTGTGCCATTGATTAGTACATCAATGACCTGTCTATAAGACATTGAGCGAATCGACCGGGATAGGGTCAATGTAGCCAGAAAAAACGGGGCTCACCTTCGGCCCCGCTTGGCTTTATCCATCTCCTGTTTTTGTCTTTCGGCCTTAATTGTAAAGTAGGCCGACCACAGGATGACCTCTTCTTCGGTTACGGAATTGTTGAACTCGATAAATGTTTTGCCAAGGCTTTCAGCTATTGAAAGCTTAAGGTAGAGCCACTTATCTTGTCGTAATTCCTCCGTTATTTTTTTTGGTCCAGGTCGGCATCGGCGTCATCTTCACCAATTACAGCACCGATCATTTTCTGAAGATCGGCGTCTCTGACTTCATGCTTAAGCTCGGGAATGTCGCCAACTGTAAACATCGGCTCCCCATTCTCGTCTTTTGCTTTCAGGATCAGCAAATGCATTGCAAATGCACCAGCCTCATCACTCTTTGCGTTCTTGCGAGCCTTGTCACGCTCAGCGGCGATCAGTGGCGTACAGTACATGACAAATTCAGTTGCACCATCGTCAAGAATGATAGTTTTCTTGACTGGCTCAAGGTTTGCTGCCCGCTTGAGCTTGTCAATTGCACGAGCACCGAAACCGGTTCCAGCGCTGGGGTTGGGATTGGGGGCTGCCATGGGGGTGAATAGTGGCCCAGAAATCATAGCAACAAAAAACCCCCGATTGCTCGGGGGCCAGAAAAACTTGAATCAACCTCAGGCTGGTGCTTTGGTAAAGTCGAATACCGGGGTATTGGACGGGCGGAAGTTGATAGAAACCTGGATGGCATCATCCGGGTTAACGTTCAAGTTTGCAGAAGTCAGAACCACGTCGGTCTGAACAAAGCGGCTGAATGGATCACTTACAACCCCATTAACGAAAACTTCGTCAATGTAGAGCTTCATCGCAGCGCCAGTTTGTTTGCGCTGTAGAACGTCTTGAATCATCCGGTTTGCAGTAGAAGTGTCATCGTCCGTAAAGTAGACGGTGGCACTTCCGCTACCATCAGCAAAGCTGGTTTGGTATTTGCGGAAAGGAGCAAACTGGCCAGCACCTTGCCCAAGGGTGGTAACATCAATCTCAGCACGGGTGATTTCAAAACTCCAGTCACGAACCTGTCCAACAGGAAGGAAGGATTTGTAGGAAATCGTCGCCTTGGCATTACCAAAGCCGCTGGGAAGCGCAGTTGCAGTTATGGCAGCGCCACCAACAGTGGCAGCAAGGGTGCCAATACCGGTGTCAGCGGCATAGGTTTTAATGAAGTAGTCAGCAGCCGGAATGGCGTTTGTGACTGTGGCCCCTTGCGGATAGGCAAGGGTAACAGGGTCATTGACGCGAAAGCCAAGATAGGTGCCAAGGGCGATGTTTGCACCAGTGGCCGGAAAATCAGCAGCGGTGATACAAGCCTGAGTGTTTGCAGGCTTGTAGTGGAAGGCGCCAGAAGTGCCCGTAAGAACAGTGGTGTCGCAGGTCATGATTGGACCCTAGCAGTAAAGAACAGCAGTGCGGGCACTGCCCGTCACCTCATGCTAGCCACGCAAAGCCTCTGGTCTAAGTAATATTTGAAGCCTGCCAACTTGCCTCAATTCTAGCCATAAATTGTGGCTCCTTTTCTCCCTGATAAAAAAGTGGTCCCTCAATATCCTGGATACGCATGGAGATACCCGTTGCCCCCTTTTTTACGGCGTTGATTTGATTGAATACGGATTGAATAAGCGACGAAAGCTGCCTTGCTCGCAGTGCGCCAGCATCTTTCATTGTGTAAATTCTGATAACAATAGCACCCCTGG